GTACATGTTCACAACATCGTGGTCAGAATATTGTCTGAATGGTAGAATTCGTAATGCCATAATCTATTTTTTGTTTGTTTTCTAAGAAATTTGAATATTCTCGCGAGAGAAAGCTGATGCGAACTTATCGCGCAGTGAAGGCTCTTGAGAAGCTACAGCTTCATTAGCGTTGGATACTTCTGCATCCACAACTTCAGCAGCGTCGAGAGCGTCTTCGATTTTAACCTCTTCAGTTGAAGCGGTTGAAAGTTTTTTAGCGACTTCTTCATCAATACGAGCTTGAATTTGAGAGTTGAACTCTTCTTGGACCTCTTTATTTTTGGTTTTCCAAAGGATATCGAGTTTGGAAGCAAATGCCTCATAAGAGGTTTCATCTCCAAGACCTTTTAGCTCAGAAGCGAGGAATTCACGATCTTGGTCATCAAGTTCGAATTTCTCATCAATCTGATCCATACGAGTATTGAACGAAGCGATGGCTTCTTCAGCTTTCTTTTCGTTCTCAAAAGAAACGATACGCTCACTGGCTTCGCCAAATTTAGCTTCAAGTTCTGCAACCGAAGCTTTGAGGTCTTCATATTCTTTGATTTTTTCTTCCTTCTCCAATTTCTCTGCTTCGAGATCCTTACGGTATTGTTCGTCCCGTTGACGGATTGCATCAGCAAAGGTATTGGTCATAGAAGCTACCGCTTCTTTAGAGAATTTCTTCTCACTAAGAAGATCCTTTAGTTCTTTTAGAGTATTTTCAAGTTCCATATCAATAATGTTCTTTTCGTTGTTTACATTTAAATTACTGTTTTGTGAAATTTTATCCCTTTTATCAGATATAAAAACTTTTGTAGTTTCTTCAGAAGGGGCATACAAACCTTTCACATTTGCAGCTGGGTTCAAAGTGTAAGCAATGCCCAGTGGATAAATGTCACCCTTAATCAATCTATTGATGGTCTCCCCCTTATCAGTCTTGCCGTTTCCTCCATAGCTTCTCAAAAAGCCCTGCATCTCTGATATTTCTTCAGGGTCAGAGATAATCCGTGCCTCGCTTAAACGATCACTACCCACAGCTAAAACATAATCATTGAAACCCACCTCCCAGCTAGCAGATACTTTCTGGTATTGTTTACTGTTTTCATCTAATGATTTTTCGACTAGATTTGTAAAACTAGAGTTTATAGTCTTGTATAAGACGGCCCCCAAAGCTATATTAAAAGGCTCTTTCATAGAAGCGGCAGTTTCCTCTTCTATAAGCTCGCTAGATTTGTAGTCACTGTACCCAGCTGAAACAATATGTCCTACAACTTTTTGTTTATCATGTTCAATATTGGTGGGCTTATGAATAAACTTATTAGTATATTTAACAGCAGTCGCAGCGTCCATACCATCACCATTCTTATTGAATTGGTTTATGACGGCAGCGTTAAAAGCTACACCCATAAGATCTACATTTTCATTGTAGTCTATCTCTTTTGGGATGAGAGGCTCTAAGTTTTTTAGAGAAGCCTCTGAAATCAATGAAGCTTGATTTATCTCACAAGATAACAGCGGAGCCTCGAAAGTCGCGGTGTATTTGTAATCCATATTTACTCAGAGTCTTTTTTGTTAGCTATGTCAGTCAAAAGGTTAGCGTAGCTTTTTTTAGATTTCTCCTCTTTACTCTCTGACTTTTTTCCTTTTTTGCGTAAAAGTTCAAAATCCTCCTTGGTTACTTTGCCATCTTTGTTCTTATCGAGAGCAGCTTTCTGTTTTGGAGACATTCCCGCTTCAGATTCTTTTATCATCTCTTTATGCTTCTTCATAAACGATGCGTGATCGGGGCCAGCCATATAAACAACTTTTCCATCTTTCCCTTTATGCGAGTGGACACCAGTAAGCCCCATTTTCTTAGCGTCAGCCAAAGCCTTATCCTTAGAATCAAAATAGTGCTTATCGACATCTGGAGAACCATAACTAGAATATTTCTTCTTTTTAGATTGACTTTCTTTGTTTTTATCTCCGCAATGCATTGCTTCAGATATATCTACTTCGATACCGTTTTTTGTATACTTAAAATTATTTTTCATGGCTGTGATATAGAATTGCTGCTGGATAAGTCTCTAATGAATGCTGAGATGATATATCTAAAACTTCCTTTAAAGTACCTAAATCTTCAATTTTGTTAAAATCTTTTACACATGATTCAAGGGTTTGGTCCCAAGATTCTTTAAGCTGTGAGCAGACTATAGACTCACATAGAGTCGAAAGGGTTTTTTCTTGCGCTTCGTTAAGTTCTTTAACTTTTAAATGAGAAGCCATTTTCGCCTTAGAGTCGTGTATAAAACTATCGATAGAATATATGGTTTCTTGAATATTAGCCCTAGAGTAAGTAGCATTAGCTAGAGGAATACCAGTAGTTCCCTCTGGCCTACCACTTTCTTTTCTTGGGCCTGATGGACTGCCTGAAGGGTCAAATACAGGCACTCCACCAACTAGGGGGTTGAAATGCCCCTTTTCGCGTTCTTCAAGAAATTCTTTTTGAGCTGGCTCTAATTTATCGGGGTCTGGGAACTTTCCATTGTGGAACATTTCCATTCCTTGTTTAGGGGTAATGATACCCAACTCCATAAGCCGAGTAGAAGCCCTCATTAGTTGCACTTCATCCCTCATATCGATATCCTTCATTTTAGCTTCAGGCCAAGAGCGGAAACCTAAATCTTTCGCGATCCTTTTTATCTCTTTGTTTAAGAAATCATTTAAGAACCCATGTCGAGACTCTTGTAGCCTATCAATAAATATTTGGGCTTTGACTTGAGTAGCATTGAATTTTTCTTCTCCAACTACAATGTTTTGTAGACCTTGTTTAATATCCTCATTAAGTATTTGATACTTTTCAGGCCCAAGTACTAAATTTAACTCAGGGATAATAAATTCAGCTTTTGTGGTATAGTCAGAAACTAAAACCCTACCCACACTTTCATTTTTAAATAGGTTTTGCATAGCAGCCATATTGTTTGGGTTAACCCCTCCCTTTTCTGGATCTGCACCCATAGTGATGAGCAAAATCACATTTTCTACTGTGCGAGTAATGGATTGGTCCATCTTTTTCAACTCAAGCTTTGCATTGATATCATCAAGCACTGGAAAACCAAATGGCACAGCAAATGGCTCATAGTCTTGTTTCTTATAAAATGAATAGGAAAGCCTCTTAGGATCTAGATCTATACTGATGCCTTTTTTACTAAAAGACCCTTTTTGTATAGATTCTTTAATCTCTTCATCTAAAGCTTCAAATATCGCTACATCTTCTTCTGTTTGTGGGTTAGCCAATCTAGCTAATTCGTATTCAGATAACACCTTTTGATATACCCCACCATATGTGAAAGTCGTAGCCCTCTTAGCTATTACATCATATGGATTGAGTAAGATATATTTTAGAGGTATTTTATTGGTTGATGTTCCAATTGTCCCAACTTGATTAATAAGTCTAGCATAATCATCAGCTTTAAACTTTCCGTCTATGCGGTAAAGGAAAACATTACCACTACGATAATACTCTCTGAAGTATTGATCTTTAAGTGATATAATATTAACTTTCTTAAACCATTCGTAAAAGAACTCTCTACTCTTCTTAGAACCTCCCTCTAAATAAATATCAGTGTTTGTAAACTCTGACATAATATCTATCGCATTCCTAAAAACTGCGACATTACAATAAGCTTTCTGGCAGAGTTCTATAGCATCTCTACAAGTTACCCCTTCAGCAGAGTATTCATAAGGTAGTAATCCTAGACGGATGCTAGAGTAACGATTGTGTAAATTGGTATAAGTAGCGCGATTGGTTCTAGACCCCGAAAAACCGCTTGTTGATGCCCCTTGCCGTCTAGCTTCAGATACTCCGTTATAAGAAGCATCAGAAGTGTAAAAAGGCTCACCTAATAACTCAGGAGAGGTTTCTTCGATATTATTATCAATCTGAGATGGGTGGTCTGAAACGTTAAACTTCTTCCAATATTCAGAGCGTTTAGTATATTTTCTTTTAGACATGAGATACAAATTATCTTACACCTCAAAGTTAACTTTCAACTTTTAAAAGTTAAGAAATAAACATTGGTGTGAAGGTGCTTTGTTGATCTGATATGTCATCTGATTCCATATCGTAAACAACATTCATCATCCAATTACCTAATACCAGAGCTGAATAGGAGTCTTTACGAGCTTTGTCTGCTCCGCTTTGTTTTCTTAAGTTAGGGGGAAGATCGAAACTCTGTGTTCCTTGCGAAGAGGTCGTAATTTGGACCATAGCGCACTGGACTTTGATTAAATCCATCATATCTCTTTGGTGTTCTACGAAGTCAATCATCCTAGCTCCTTTTGGCCCTTTCTCGTTTGTATCGTTCCTTATGAATTTTAACTGTTCAATTGGGACTCTAGACTTTCTTTGATTGTTATAGTCATCATTCATCGCCGCACCAGCAAAGAATATACGTTTGTGATCAAAAGCTGATTGTAGGGATTCATTAGCTAATCTAATCCAAGCAGATGTAGGCTTCCTCAAGAAAACAAATTTTTTATCTGATTTATTGTATTGATTCTTAAGTCTCCGTAAATTTTTATTGTAATCTTTAGACTTATCTAAATCAGCCTCTATGACTCCAACATTTAAATTTTTCCTCTTGAATATCTCACTTTCATTACAAGAGTTAATAAATTGAACTCCTCCGTTATAATCACCAACTACTGCGGCTATATTAAAATGAGTAAGGATATAAGCCATATATTTTATATGAGTCTTCAAGCTAGCGCCTGATAGAGCATAGCTATGAACTATTGTACCTTTTTTGGTTTGCTTGTTTATTTTTATGAGCAACATAGCAAAATCATCAGAACTCTCACTTTCAGACCACGATGGGTCAAAAGCTAAGATGTATTCATCTTTGGGACTACCTACCACTTCTACAGATTGCCCTTCTCCATCTGGAACTGTGCAAGCTGCCATTTTGCTGACCTTAAAGTATCCAGAGCTATCATCAGTGAAAATAGCTCCAAATTCTCTATCAAACTGAGATTGACTCATGGTTGATTTAGATTGATTGATTAAGCTTTGGTCATAAAGTTGCTGTGGCGCACAATCATAACTAAAATGCATTATGGTTCTATGCGCTCCGTCCTGATTGTTTTCATTCAATATTAGAGATTCGTATTTTTGATATATTTTGTAAAGGTATTCAAATTTGTAAGAGGCTGAAGATAAACCAATAATTTTGTTGTTTGGCCAGCGTTTCCTTTCACCCTCCTTCATTTTCCCCTGCTCTATCATCTTAGTCTCTAGATCATAGACCTCTTGTCTCTCAGTAGGGTTCTCCACAACAGACAAAAAGGGAATAATGACCTCATTGTAAATTTTTTCAGGCATCAACAATAATTCGTCAATGATCATCCTCTGGAAACGAAAACCCCTTAACTTTTCTCCGTCACCTAAAGGTAACGCTCTTATGCTGCTCCGACCTATCTCCATCACCCATTCATCATTCATTTTAGATGTGCGAGTGATACACTGAGCAAAGAATGTTGCTTTAGGGCTTTTAGCAATATCTTCTATCTTTTTAAAAATCATTTTAGATTGTCGAAAAGACTTTGATATGATACCTATTTGGACACCCTGATTAAAAATAGCGTCTAATAGCGCGAAAACGCCTGTAGAGAAGCTTTTGGACATTCCACGACTCCAGATCCCCAAAAAGTAATCGGACTCCATCATGGACTTGATAGCCATATGCTGGAAAGGGAATAATTTCACTCCAGTGAGTAACTCACAAGCAAAAGAAGGATTCTCTCTGAAAAATTTATAAAGAAGAATCTTAGCTTCCGTTTCTTCTAAATAACCCTTTTTTTCTAGAATGAGTTTGTTTATATCCTTGTAATCTCTGTGGAGTTTCTGTTTTCCTGTTTCCCAAGCCATCTTTTTTAATTTGTTTATCCCAAAAATATTGAAGATCTACTTTCCATAGATTTTTTCCTAAAACAAGGATTTTGGGTATAAGCTCCTCGCTTTTCTCTCTAGAACCACTAAACACAAATTGACAGCAATCAGTATACTCAGATTGTATAGAACGCATCTGATGATAAACATAATCTAGTTTAAACTTCTTGAAGCCTTTTTTATT